GTCGCCCATACCGCCGCCCGCGCCGCCGCCCGCGCCGCCGCCCGCGCCGCCCATGCCGCCGCCCGCGCCGCCGCCCGCGCCGACGCCCACTCCGCCGACTCCGCCGCTTTGGCTGCGGAATTAAATTCCGCTCTGAGTTTCCCTTCTGCTTCGCCGGCAATAACGCGCCGCCATAACTCAATCACTCTGTCGATGACAATCTTAGAGCGGTCATCCGCATAAGGTGTAACACGCTCTAACAACCAGACGTATAACGATGCGTCCACCGTGCTTAAATCTGCGCCCGGTTTAATTGCCGCTAAAAATTCTTCTGGAAACATCGACCAGAGATGATCAGGTAGGTGCTCGAAGATCGTGTCCTCAAAATGAGCCAACGCTTGAGGAATGCCCAACTCCGTTTCGTATAGGGCGTGATCGTAGCTCTCCAGCGTACAGCCGACTCCACAACCGAATTCTCCATCCCATCCCGTGCCGCGCATCAGTTTATCTGCTGCGCGATGTGCGCGCACACGAGCGAGATACTTTTCCTTGATTTCTGGTCGTCCGTGGAATGCGTTCACAATGATGTTTCTCCTGTGTGATTGAATGTGATGCGAGTGAAATGAACCTAGTAAACATTGTACCATCAGTATGTACACACTGTCAAGTGTGTGATTGAATGTGATGCGAGTGAAATGAACCTAGACTTTCCCTTCGTGGCGCTTTCCGTCGGCGTCATAGCGCCAGCGGTACGCACTGCGGCGTGGCTCGGTCACATGAGTGACACGCACGATGCGAATACCGCCCAAAGCACCACTTGTGACCGCAACAAAGTGCATCCGCGTTGCCAGGCGCGCTTTTGCAGCGTTGCCAACGTCTGCGGCTTTGACGACATACAAACTTGGTGGCAGCCAGTCAGGAGCGTTTTTGCGCTTCCACTGGACGTGGTAAAAGCCGCCGTCCGGGAATTGCGGAATTGACGGCTTAAACATGGCTCGCCTCCTTCGCGACGCCGATCAGCGCCTCGATGTCGGCGCTTGGCGCAAACATCGGAAAGCAGGCAGCGTCGGGTAAAACGACACAAAGTGAGCGTAGCACAGTGAAACGCGCGGCTTTGCGGACGTATAAGGTCTCGTGCTGATCGTCGGCACGGCAAGCGATGACGCGCAGCGATACGGAGTCGCGCAGGCGTTCGATGGTGATCACAACCAGATCGCCGCCATCTGTGGCGCGGCGAGTCAGTTTGTCGCCGATGGCGATGGCGTCGCCGCGCAATGTCATCTGATCCCAGACGGTCGCGGCGGCTGCTTGTGCCAGTAGGCGTTTTCCCTCCAGTTGCGCGCGCAGCGCCTTCAAGCGCTCAGTGCGGGTTGTTGATTTTTGGCGGCGCGCTTCATAGGCGGCTTGCGCCGCCCGCGCGATCGCGGGACGTAATCGAAGCAGATGAAACCATACGCCGACAAGACTTCGATAATACGGATCGTCACCGCCGCGCCCGCGCACAGCGCGATAAGCGCGGTACGCGAGCGTCCAATAGTCGCGCGTTGAGACCGGGATCGTGCGTGGCGAATAAAGAAGGCTCATGACTGCGCCGCCGCATCGTCGGCGGCGATGAAGCGCGCGATCAGCCGCCGCGCTGAATTCAACATGCGGGACTTTTTGAGTGCTTCAAGCTGCTCGCGCAGTTGGTCGGCGGTCTGTTGGTCGATTTCGTCGAGGTATTCCGCGTTGCAGCGGATCGTGCAGGTAGTGTTTTCCATTTTGTGCTATCCTTTTTGTAGAGGTCGCGCATTGCTTCCTGGCGGCGCGACCTGCTGCGAATAATTGGTTTGGCGGCGACTAGACGGCTTCGGCGGTTTGGTTAGCCGCCACGTTCATTTCATCCCACAGGTACGCGACGATTTGATCGCGGTACACGTGGTAATCGGTCGCCAGCCAATACTGGTCGCGCGACCAGCGCCAAACGCGGACGGTAATTTCATCGAATACGTTATCAACTGCGACGATTTCGCCATCCGCGCGTACCCACCGCTTCGTGCTGCACGTGTTGGGGTTCGGGCGGATAAAGCGCACCGTCGCGCCGATCATCGTATCGGGTGCGGTTGCCGCCGAGATCTCGTCTTGATCATTGGCGGGCGGCGCGATGACAAGCAATCTCACGACTGCTTTGAGAACAATTGGCGCGTTTTTGTAAATTGCCATTTGCGTTGCTCCATTTCCGTGCTAATCTCAACATGTAAACATTGTACCATCAGTATGTACACACTGTCAATAGGTAAACATTGAGAATGAGGCGGCAATGAACGAGGAAAAGCGAAACGAGCGCATTGCTTTTGACGTGTATCCCCGCGAAAAGGGGGAGTTAGAGGCGTTGCGAGAGGATGCGGGCTATAAGCATTTAACGGATTACATTCGCGCGCTTGTTGAAAATGACGCTAAGCAGCGTGGCAAAACGTTCAAATTTAATGTTAATCGAGGCGGATACCGAGAGCGTAAATCGGATCAATCGTCTTGATTGGCGAGGTTATATGCTGCGCCCGCTTTGTTGTGTCGTAATCGGTCGCGCACGTCGGCAAACTTTGCGCCCATTTCAAAAATGTCGTCGGCGACTTTACGCCCCATCGTCTTGATTTCACTCGCGCGCTGCAGCACGACAATTCGCGGACTGCATGATGTCCGCTGTCGTGTAATTGGAACAGATAGTTCATGTTTAATCCACAACCGTTGTGTGTCAAAAATTGCTGAAAAACTGGCGTTATCAAACACTTGACAAATTGACTGATTAATGAGACAATATGTTTATTGACAGATTCAGCAAAGGAAAACACACCATGAACCGCGACGCCGTGAAAACACAAATCCAAAAAGTCATCGACACTCTGCACAAAGAGCTTCCCCCAAAGGCGGTGCGTAATCAGTACAAGGTAGGCAAAGCACAGAATCAGGCGTTAACCGATTTAGGCATCATTGACTTGATGCCGGTCGGGTTCGGTTTCGCGGACGCGGACGCGGTCATACGTGAGGCGCGGGATGGCGCGGACGTAGTTATGAATGTGCACGGCGAAGGCGAAAATTCTCCAAGTTCAGTACTCTACAAGCTGATCAATGCGGTTGAAGTCGTCGGTACGGATACGGTGACGATCGCCGATCAACCAGTAGTGACTACCAGTGCAGGTGACGTTGAAGTCGTCGGTCTGGATACGGTGACGATCTTTGTCTCCGAATACGACAACCAACACACGATTGGCGAATACACAGTTCGCTGCGAATTTTCTAGCTTCGAATTCGATAATACAATCCGTGTATTCGGCTGGAACACTAAAAATGCAAATAGAGGTAACTTCACAATCAGCGTTAAAGGCGAGGAATTGAACGAAGATGAAAACGTCGATTTTCATGGAAACATCTTTTTTGCGGTGACTATCACCACGAAACAGATCGAAGCTGCGATCGTGGCGTACCGCGACAATGTGGCAAAGCTGATCCAAGAACAGCTGGCGGAACTTCACGCCGGTCTGAGAGGAAAGGTGGCATCGTCTTTGAAATCGCGCGCTGCGCTAGTTGACCGGATTATTCATACGGTCACGATAAACGTGTCAGCGAACGACAACGAACGCCAGATTGGCGAAGTTTATGTCCGATGTGGTTTTCCGATATGGTCTTATGACAACAGAGTTCGCTGCTATGCCTGCCTGACCAAGAACACAGACGAACTCATAGAAGTGAAGTTTGCTTCGATTGAGTGCGCCGGTCTGGATCATCCGGATAAGGACGACGACACGTATTTTACGTTAGTTATCAGCATGATAGACGTTGAAAATGCAGCAAGTATCTGCCGCGAAATGAAAAAACAAGTATGACAGACCAATGGATGACTGTCGCACAGGCGGCTGTCTTCAAAAACACGAGTACGCGCACGGTGACGCGCATACTTAAAGACCAGGTGACGCGCTCAGCTATATTTCCGCACGCTGAGCGCGTCACCACAGACCGCAACCTCCTCACGTGGAGACTCCACGTAAGCGATGTCCTTGCGTGGCAGCCGCGCAAGCCTGGTCAGCCGCGCAAGACAACACAAAGCTGAACTGCACACGAAGCCGTAATTTCGGAAAGGCGGAGAAAATGGGAAAACGAAGCGATCCTGCTCACGGGTGGCAGCAACGACAAAACGCACTACAACGCAAGCGCGTTCGTGCCGAGCGCGCGATGGTCGTCAGCGGCGCGGACAAACAAATCTTTACCTATGCGGCAATGGACGCGGAAACGCGAATTGTCGTGCTGCAGCGCGCGAGTGAAATCAAGACGCTGGGGCGTAAAGTCGCCGACGACATTTTCGAAATGGGCGCAAAGTTTGCCGACGTGCGCGACCGATTACGACACAACAAAGCGGGCGGCTTCGAGGGATGGATCGAACACGAGGGCTTTAAACGGCGGTTTGTATACAACGTCATTTGCGTGTACGAGGCGTTCGCCAACCGTGCAAATTTTGCACAGTTGGATGTACAGGTATCGGCGCTGTATTTGCTGGTCGCGCCTTCGACTACGGATGAAGCACGCCAAATGCTGATCCAGCGCGCCGAAGCGGGCGAGACGATCACGTACACCGCTGCAAAACGCGCGATTGATCAGCATAAACCTGCTGCACCGCCGCACGCACCGATCCAACCGATGGATGACGCGGTGTGGGAAGGACTGGCGAATGCCGATCCCGCGCCAGCCGCCGAAGAGAGCAATCCCGCATTTACGCCGTTTGCATCGCCGCGGCGCGCTAAAGAGACAGAGACGGCGGTACCGTCATTGCCCGGCATCTTGGTTGGTCAGCGCGTCCAACATGGTAATGCTGCATGGAGCGTGATCGGTGTGACAAGCAGTCAGGTTACGCTGCGTTCGCCCAATGGCAAGCATATCACCGTCAATGTCAAGCCCATCATTGATGTGATGGAGATGACGGTCATGCCGTCGCCAATGATGCCCGCGAATACACCGCCTGCCGCAACGAATGGTAAATCGCACACGTTGAGTGTGCTGACGTCCAGCGACAGCGTTGGTCAGCGCGTCCAACATGGTAATGCTGCATGGGGCGTGATCGGTGTGACAAGCAGTCAGGTTACGCTGCGTTCGCCCAATGGCAAGCATATCACCGTCAATGTCAAGCCCATCATTGATGTGATGGAGATGACGGTCATGCCGCCGCCAATGATGCCCTCGAATACACCGCCCGCCGCGCCGCTGCGTGTGATTGCGCCGCCACCAGGCAGGAATCACCCCGCCTCAACGAATGGTAAATCGCACACGTTGAGTGTGCTGACGTCCAGCGACAGCAACGAATGGTATACGCCTGCGCGGTATGTGGATGCGGCGCGGGTGCTGATGGGTGGCATCGATCTTGATCCGGCGTCGTGCGCGCTTGCCAACGAGACGGTCGGCGCGGCGCGCATCTTTGCGCTTGAGGATGACGGACTGGCGCAGGAATGGCGCGGGCGCGTGTGGATCAATCCGCCATATGGCAAAGAGGACGGCGAAAGCAATCAAGCGCGCTGGAGCGCGAAGCTGATCAGCGAGTGGTGTGCCGGGCGGATCGATCACGCTGTGATGCTGGTCAACGCATCGACCGGCAGCAAATGGTTTCAAGCGCTGTGGCAGTATCCGATCTGTTTTACCGATCATCGAATCGAGTTCAACAACGCTGCTGGCGCTGCAAGTCAGCCGACACAGAGCAACGCCTTTGTGTATTTCGGTGACGCGCTTGAGCGGTTCATTGATGTGTTCTCCGCGTTCGGCGTGATCGTGCCGAACGCGATAAGGCGGAGCGCGTCACGATGACCATGGAGAAGGCGCAGCTTGCACGCAGCCAGATTTATGAGGTGGCGTTTGCGAATTTTCTACGGCGGCAGCGCGGGTATTACGTGCTGCCGATGGGCGAGTACAACCGCACAGGTGCGCCTGCATTGATTGGTGCAAGCGAACGATTGACACTGCCCGACCTGCTGGCATGGCGCGAAAGCGGCGCGGCGTGGTTTGACGTGAAGGTGCGCGCGCACGCCGATTACCATCACAAAACAAACACGCTGGTGACGGGTTTTCCGCAGCGTGATTTCCAACAGTATCAGCGCATCAAGCGGCTGACCGGGCTGCCTGTCTGGATCGTGTTCGTCCATGAACATGAGGCAGGTGTGTTCGCAGGCGAGATCGATACGCTGGTGATCTCGCATATTCATGCTGCCGATAACCTGGATCGCGGCGGCACGGTGTTTTTCATCTTCCACTATTTGTCGAAACTGTTCCCGTTGGGGGAATTGGAAAGGTTCAAGGAGGCAGGGTGACCAAAAAAGGGAAATTTAAGCGGGGATCGCGGTTCGTGCTGGAAGTGACGTTGTTCGACTATGCCGATCACGTTGAAATGGAATACGTGGTGCCGATGGGTGATGAGCCGCGCGACGCGATGATGACGGCAGTCAGTTGGTTGAACAACAAGCGCGTGTTGGGATGGCGCGAGGAGGGCGGTGGACTGCCGTGCACGTGGGAATTCGCCCATCAGCGAGCGGGGTATCGCCTGCGTGCGCAATTGTCACCCGTGGTGATCGATGGCGCAGAAATGGAATGGCTGACGGATGATGAGGCAGCAATGCTCATTGAATATGTACTCAAGAAGAAGGTGTAAATGATGGAAATCAAAACGAGTACTGCTGCCGCCGTGATCAAACGGTGGGCATCGCACAACCAAGCCGAGCAAGCGCGCGCTGAGCGGATCGCGGATCGGATCGCGGATCGGATCGCCAAACGCATTGAGACGGGGCGCTGCCGCGTTGATCATCACCGGATCAAGCTGGGGATTTATACGGCGCGCGGCGAATCGATCTGGTGCGCGGTGGCGGCGGCATTGATGGCGCGCGGGTTCGGGACGCCGCTGGTGACGTTCGGTGTGTTTTACGTTGAGATCACACTGCCGAAGACGTAACAGCCGATCAAGGGCTGCATTTTTCAACACAACTTTTAGGCAGAGACAAGGGAAAAGGGTGCACGGTGAAAGTAAACGCGAAATTGAAAAACTACGCAGCGGGCACAACAGCGGAATTTAGCTGGAGTCGCTTTACGTCAAGCGCGCTGGACGGGGTGTATGCATGGACGGTACAGCCGACGTGGGGAAACCGCGAGCAGGGCGGCGCGCAAAGCGCGGCGGCAGCGGATAAGGCGATTGAAGATTGCAAGGCGCGAATGCGGGCGGCGCGTGATGCGCGTCTTAAGCGCGGTGCCGAGATGGCGCCGATTGAACGGCTGCTGCCCGACCATGATCCAATCCAATTTGGGCAAGATGGCGAGTATCGCTGGGAGGTGGCGCGCTACGGGCGCTGCGCGATGTATGCGATCCGTCTGCCTGACGGGCATGTCCAGAAAGGGCAATCGGCGGATGTGGAGGAGGCGCGGACACACATTGATACCTTGATCAATCGGGCACGCAAAAACCAGAAATAAAAGCGCGGCATACGAATGCCGCACTCGAAAACATAGAAACGCGGTGAAGTTTGGCGACCAAGCATCCTGGCAGCACGATGCGCGATATGGCGGGGCGGCTGGGCATCGCTGAATCGCTGGTGTATTCGGCTTGTGTGAGCTTGTTGTGGGCACGCTGGATACGCACAGACGCGGACATCATGCAGTCCGCACACTGGCAGGTTACTAAAGCCGGAGGCGCGCTGGCACAGCAAGCCTTCGGCGCGCTGCTGAAGGCGAGTATCGAGATCGCCAAACAGATGGCGGCGATCAGCGGTGAGTCGTATTACGCCAACACCATCGTCACGCACACAAAGGGCGCAGCCGAGTAATCGGCGCGCCGGAAACGGGAAAAGGACTCATGGGAAAATTTGTACCCAACACGTTTCAGACGTTCAACGATTACGTTGATGAACTGATGGCGCTGTTGACACCGGAAGAATACAAGTGTTTGATCTTCGCCGCCCGGCACATCATGGGATGGCAAGATCGGATCAATGCACGGCGGGCGGCGATCAGTCTGACGATGTTTGAGACCGGTTACACGACGGAAGGCGGCGCGATTTATGGCGGCACAGGCATGAATCGTGCCACGATTATCCGTGCATGTGATGCGCTCGATTTTTATCGCGTGCTGATCAAAGTCGGCGAACCAACGAGCGACGGACAAGGATACGAGCTATCGGAGTCGCCGGACATGATCGGCTTGCTGCAGCGTGCGACGGATCAAAAAGAAGCCGCGCGCAACCGCACTAGTCGCGGCGCGCGTGTGTCGAAAGCGAAACGTGATGAGAAACGCGCGACCAGTACGTCGGACGCACCAGTTGGCAGTACGTCGGACGTACTAGACGAGGCAGTACGTCGCACGTACCAAAAGGAGTACGTCGGACGTACCACTACCAGTACGTCCGACGTACTGAATCAAACCCATCTTCAAACCCATCTTCAAAGCCATAGAGATCGGGGCACGACCACTGACGAAACGGTTGCGATCATCGCCTCGCTGTACGAACAAACATTTGGAGGCGTGATCGCTTTCAAAACATCATCGGAACTGATCGACATGGCGAAAGAACACCCGCTCGACTGGCTAAGGGAAGCCTTTGCCATCACCAAAGAACGCAAAGCGCGGTCGCTGCGCTACACACAGACGATTCTTGACGGATGGACGAAAAACGGCAAGGATGGCACACCGCAGACGGATTCGGTATCTGCTCGGTCGCACGCCGCCACCAATGACCTGCTCGGTCGCTATACGGCTCAGCACCTGGCTGAACTCAGCGATGAGCCGATAGACACGTATTTGAGCGATCTGCTCCCTGAATTGCGCCGTAAAAACTGGCTGTTGTATGGCAAGCGCGGGCTGGCGCGCCAACTTGCGGAAGCGCGTATAGCGGACGAGGTGCGCTCATGAGCCGCCGCGATTGGAATATTTCCCCGAATCAAAAAGGCTACAAGCGACTGGGTGATGCGATCCCGGTGATCCAGGTGACCAATGGCGCGAACGCCGAGTGCAAACACTGCGCTGGTACCGGTTACGAGGTGATCGTGACGTACAAGGGTAAGGGGATGCACGGCGTAATCCGTGAAATTACCGATCTTGCGCCGTGTCGATGCCGGGCGAGCGGTGCGTGCGGTGCGTGCAGCGGACGCGGCTACGTGTTGAGCGATAGCACGCCGCGCGATTGCCCTTTGAACTGCCTCGCGTCGCAAAAGCTGAAAGCGAAGCGGGAGTCGGGTGTGATCAAGTACTCGCAACTGCCACCGGAATATCAACCGCTGACGTTTGTGACGTTCGACCGCATGTCCATTGAGTATCAAAACGGAAAGTATCCGGCACGCGTTGCTGCCGAACAGTTTGTTGAGGCAATAGATCAGGGCGGGTATGTCAACCGCGCAGCGGTCGCCGCGCTGTTCGGGCGCACGGCAGATGACGATTGGCGTAATTGGCTGGTGTTTTATGGCGAGCATGGACGCGGCAAGACGGGGCTTGCGGCTGCGATTGTGAACGCGCTGGCTACAAACGGTAAGGCGTGTTTGTACATCCGACTGGGAGATTTTATCGAAGCGGTGCAAAAACGCTACAGCAAGGATCGGCGCGACGGGTTTGATGATGAATTCGGCGCGACGGCGGAAGATGTTTTAGACGAGGTAAAACGCGCGCCGATCCTCGTGTGCGACGAATTCGACGTGTCAGACGTGACGACGAATAAGCGGAGCATCGTCGAGAAGCTGGTGCGCTATCGACACGGACAAAACCTGCCGACTGTGATCACGACCAATCTTGACGCCGACTCGTTCGAGCGGCGATGGGAGCGGACGATCAGTACGGTGGTACGGGATCGAGCGCATTGGCTGCCAATGCGCGGGTTGAGTTTGCGCCGCGACGTAAATGAATTCGAGTGGGAGTGATGATGCCAAACGAGAAGCGAGGGTTTTGGAGTCGGATCGGAAGTTTGATCGCCGCGTTCCCTGAATACTATCCCAAACTGCTGGATGGTGTGATCGGGTTCGGTGATGTACTGCAAGCGCTGGCGCAAACGCTGATCATCGCGCTCGGTCTGCCGCTGATCCTGATACTGATGTTGATCGTTGAGCATCACGGTATTTATGACGGACTGCTGTGGTTTCTTGCCGACGAAAACATGGCGTCGCTGGGCGCGCTGGCGTTCGTCCTGTTCAATCTGGGCATCGAGTTTCAGATCGCATACATCGAGGATGCGGCGAAATACAAGCGCCCAGAATCGTATGTGTGGTCGGCGGCGCTGGCGATCACGGATTTCAGGTATCGCATTGGCGCAAGCAAAAAAGTGAAAAAAGGCACGGCGATTGAAAAATGGCAGCCGCGCAAGCATTCCCCTGCGCATCGATTTCACGGGCTGCGGGGATGGGTAACGGTGGCGATCTTCGTACTGGCGTTATCTGGACGGATGCACGATGCGATTTTGAAGGTGAGTGTCATCAACCCTGACGACCCGCAATCAACGACGATCCCGCTGGCGCAAGGTATTTCCAATTTGTTGACACAGAGCAGTTTGGCGGACGCGGTGGCGTGGGGCGCGGGCACGCTGTTTACGATGGTGGCGCTGGTGGGCGTGCAGGGGTTGACGTACTACATCGCCGTGCGTGTGATTGACATCCGCGAGGATATGAAAAAACGACAGGCGAATCAGAAAGCGCAGGTCACGAGGGCGCGCAATCGGGTGTCACTGCCCGCCTCGGGGCGAGTGGGTATCAGTGCGCCGCATGTGGAGCAGCGGGCGGCTTACGCCATCGTGAAGGTGATCGACAACACGCTCAAGCCGATCAAGCTGACGGGTGGACGGTATCAATGCCCGGCGTGCGACAAAGAAATGACGCGGCAGGGGTGGGGTAAACCGCATGGTTGCCGCGTGATCGATCAGGTTGCCGGTCGGGTTGACGATGGTGGACGCGGGGTTGCGCCAGTTGACGAACGGTTGCGTGTCAACTGGTCAACCAATAGTCAACCACCGGAAACCGATGTCTACCTGACGACAACCGATGAAGAAACTAAACCATCGGAGGCGCGGAAATGAACGTTGTGTCTGTCTTTTCGGGTATCGAGGGGATTGGGTTAGCACTGGAACGCGCGGGCGCGACTATCGTTGCGCAAGTTGAAAAGAACCGTTTTCGACGCACCGTGCTTGAGCATCACTATCCGCACGTGTTGCGGTTAACGGACGCATATGACGCAGGAAAACAAACCCTTCCAGAAGCCGATCTTGTTTGCGGCGGAAGTCCTTGTCAAGACCTCTCAACTGCCGGAAAGCGCGCAGGCTTGGCTGGAGAGCAATCTCGTCTCTGGTATGAGTTCCATCGCATCGTTATGGAGCTTAAACCCCGATGGATTTTATTTGAGAACGTCCCCGGCTTACTCAGCTCCAATGACCGGAAAGACTTTGCAATCGTTCTTGCAGGACTTACCGGAGTCGTACCAGGTATACCTGCAAAAGGATGGCGAAACGCCGGATTTGCGCGTGGGCGATCCGGCTTCTACAGCGTGGCTTGGCGGAGTTTGGACGCTCAATATTTCGACGTCCCACAGCGCCGCGCGCGTGTCTTCGTTGTTGGCTATCTTGGAGACGGACGTGCTGCCGAAGTACTTTTTGAGCGCGAAAGCGGCAAGGGGCATATTGCTCCGCGCCAAAAAACGCGGGAAAACACTGCCTCCCCCCTTAGAGCAGTCCCTCCAAGCCGTCGTGATGGCGGCAGTTCTCCAGCACCGGGCGAATTCGTTGTACACGCCCCCCTTGTCGCGGGAACGCTGGCAGGCAGCGGCGCTGGAACAATGCGTCCTGCGGGTCAGGCGAACGAAACCGACATGCTGATCGCCGTGAATCAATCGTATGGCGGCTGGTCAATTACAGAGTTTGGCGTGCGCCGTTTCACGCCGCTTGAATGTGAGCGACTGCAAGGTTTCCCCGACAACTGGACGAATGTAGGCATAAGTGACAGCGCGCGCTACAGAGCGTTGGGCGACTCGGTTGCCGTGCCGTGTGTGCAGTGGATAGCCGAGCGGATCATGGCGGTGACGCCGTGAAATCATGTGTGAAATGCGACGAGCCAAGAATGATCAACGCGGCAGGCAAATTGATGACGCTGTGTGTTGAGCATCAGATCGCGTATTGGCGTGCGCGCAAACCGAAAGGCGAGAACGCGCTGCCGATGCGTGAGAAACTGAAGCGAGCGCCATCCCCGCAGCACCAGGCGTTTGTGTTGATTGACAGCGAGGCGGGTGAAATATGGCGCGTGACAGCCGTCCGCGAACACATCGAACGCGATGCTGAAAAGCTCAATCAGCATATACTGCCGATCCTCAAACGAGGTGGCGCGCGGATCGTAACGATCAAGGAGCGGGCGCGCAAACCGAAAGGTGAGAACGCGCTGCCGATGCGTGAGGAACTGAAGCGAGCGCCATCACCGAAGCACCAGGAGTTTGTGTTGATTGACAGCGAGGCGGGTGAAATATGGCGCGTGACAGCCGTCTGCGAACACATCGAACGCGATGCTGAAAAGCTCAATCAGTATATGCTGCCGATCCTCAAACGGGGTGGCGCGCGGATCGTAACGATCAAGGAGCGGGCGTGATGGGAACGACAACCATCAGTTGGGCGAGCAAAACGCTCAATTACTATTCGTGGAATTGCAATCTGGTCTCGCCGGGCTGCGCGCACTGTTACGCGAAGGCAATGGCAACCGAGAAGGGACTGTCTTTCGACGGCGCGCCGCGCTGGCGTGATAGCGCATACCGCGAATACAAAGCGCTGAAGGCGGGCGATGTGGCGTTCGTCAATTCGATGAGCGATACGTTTCACGAGGCGGTACCAGTGGCATGGCTGCACCGTATTTTCCAATATGCTCGGATGCGCCCGGACGTGAAGTTCCTGCTGTTGACGAAGCGCATCGAGCGGGTGGTGTATCTCGCGCCATATCTGGATTGGTCGCCGAATGTGTGGATCGGGACAAGTGTTGAAAGTGTCGATTACGCATGGCGGCTTGATTGGCTGCGGCGCGTGCCGAGCGCTGGACGGTTCGTGTCGTTTGAGCCGCTCTTGGAAAGTGTGGGCACGGTCGATCTCACCGGGATCGATTGGGCGATTGTGGGTGGCGAGAGCGGCGATCAGCGGCGCGCGTTCGATCCTGAATGGGCGCGGGAAATTCGCCAGCAGTGCCGCCTGTTCAACGCCGCGTTTTTCTACAAGCAGGGGAGTCGTTTGCGTCCAGGCAAAGATGATGTACTGGATGGGCAGGAATGGAAGGAAGTGCCGCCCGCGCTGCGCGGACGCATGATCACCGTGATGACAGGTCGCGTCGGTGTGAAGGACAAGGACGCACTGGACATTACGGTGATGAGCGCCAGCACGCCGGAGGGCAAATTGTTCGCGCCGACGTGGGAGATGGTAAACGGCGTGAAGGACGGCACTCTGACGCACGCGGCGTATACCGTGTCGTATTTGACGCTCCTGCGTGACCGCTATCAACGAGACGCAGCGGCGTTTCATCGGCTGCTGGAGCGGGATCGGATCGTGCTGACGTGTTACTGCGCGGCGGGGGCGTTTTGTCACCGCCATATCGCGCTCGATGTGATCCGAAAGATCGCCGCTCAGCGCAAGATTATCGTCGTCGGCGTCGGGGAAGTCAAAGCGTCAGCAACGAACGTTGAACAACCGACGTTGTTCGATCTGCCGCCGGAAAAGCGGGTGATTTATGGGTAAAAACGTGCGACCGCTGCAACTTCCTTTGATCACGCTGTATGACGAGCGCGCGCGGCACATTGAAAAGCTGCTGCGGCGCATGAAGTTCGATGATGCGCTTATCAGCCGCCGCGGGTGGTATGACAAATGGCGGGTTGAGTACCTTCATTTAGATGAAGGACTGCCGCATTATCGCGTATTTTGTCATGAGCAACTGCTCGGCGTGGCGCGCATTCATTCGACATCGGATTTTGCGTATCGGGACGGGCAAGTGGCGGCGTATCTGACGGCGGTAGGCTTCACCGCCACAAACACGCGCCTGGCGCGTTATGGCGCGCAAACGCTGCCCGACGCAGATGTCAATGACGTGCCATATTTATTCTGGTGGGACGGAATCACCGCGAAAAAGCATCGTCCGAGGCGCACGGAAAAGCCTCGATCCAGATCGCATATCATGAATGTGTAGCGGTCACCCAGCCGTTACCCTTTTCCCCCAGACGGGGATGGCGAGAGCGGCAAACTCTCGCCATCCCCTGACGCAACAGAAGCCCGCCGCGTGATGCGGTAGAGTCCCTACAGTATCACACGGCTCGATCAAAGGAGTAGCGCTTTTGATTCTCGCAGACATTTCTAATCATCGTCCGCTCTCAACGCTGGTTGAGTGGATGGACAATTATAATTCTAATGATGTGGCGATCATTGCGCGCAGCATTCGCCGTTTTGGGTTCAACGCAGCTTTGCGCGTGTGGCATCAGCAGATCGTCATGGCGGGCAACCATACGCTCAAGGCACTGCGCCTGATCCAAGAGCAGGGTAAAAAAGAAGAATGGGATCATGCCTTCCCGCCCGCCAACGTGATCGAGCGCGACGGCGAGTGGTATGTGTTGTGCGTTGATATGTCGCACCTGAACGAGATCGAGGCGCGCGCTTTCGCCATCGCAGACAACCAACTCGCACGGCAGGCGGTCGTTGACGAAGGTCGGATGTCCGAGTACCTGCGTGAGATCGCAGATGCTGAAAAAACAATGCTTGAGGCGACCGGAATTAGCGAACTGGAGATGAAACGCATGATCAACCGTCATGCGGCAGCGGTCGCCGCACTGGAAGATAAGGGCGCGCAGACATCACGCGGTGAAGCGCTGTGCGATGAATGGAACACAGTGAGTGGTCAACTGTGGATCATTGCGTCAATCACTGGGCGCGGTGAGCATCGACTGTTATGCGGCGACAGCACGAACAAAGACGACGTGGTGCGCGTGATGAATAGTCAGCGTGCAGTACTCTTCGCAACCGATCCGCCATATCTGATCGGATACAATGGCGAAAGTCGCCCGGGTGATTGGAGTAAACAGAATAGAAGCGGGTCACACAAAAACTGGGATGACCCGGCGCAAGGTGAAGCATTCTATGAGGCGTTTGTAAAGATGGCGGTTGAGTATGCGGTCATGCCGGACGCGGCGTGGTACTGCTGGCACGCCAGTAGCAATCAGGCAATGGTGGAGCGGGTGTGGGATCGGTTTGGCGCGTTCGTGCATCAACAGATCATTTGGGTAAAAGATCGAGCTTCCCTTACGCACTCATGGTATATGTGGCAGCACGAGGTGTGTTTTTTCGGCTGGATTAAGGGCAAAAAACCCAAACGCATCCTTGAAACATATCCGTCAACGGTGTGGAACGCCGATACGGTTCCACAGCACATACACACGGATCATACGACGCAAAAACCAGTCGAGTTATTTGCGAGACCGATTGAGCAACATACCGAGCGTGGCGATATCTGTTACGAGCCGTTCGCTGGCAGCGGCACGCAGTTTGTCGCCGCCGAAAAGAGTGCCCGTCTGTGCTATGGCATCGAAAAGGAGCCGATTTACGTGGCTGTGATCTTGCAGCGCCTCGCGGATATGGGCTTGTTGCCGCGTCTCGTTGAGGACGCTTGACACCTGTCAATCTGTGCTAGGATCAAATTGTAACGGTATCTGGCGCATCAACGAGACGCGGCAAGGGGTGCAAAAGATCATCCCTGCCTCGCCGCGTAGGACAAAACTATATTGGCTGGACGTAGCTCTAAACTAACCCCTGAACTCCAAAAGGACTTGTGTGACAACCTGAAAGCGGGCGTTGTCGTCCGTGATGCGTGCGCGCAGGTCGGCATTGGAGAGTCCACGTATTACGCGTGGTTGACCAAGAGCGGCAAACTATACGTAGAGTTTCAGGAGGCGGTCAGGCGCGCGCAAAGTTCGGCGCGGGTATCAGCAACGCTGGCGCTGCGCAGTGGAATGCTCGCATCGCAGACCGTCATTGAAGCAACGGAGATATTTACCGAAACGCGGCTGCGTAAAATGACGGATGGCAGCGAAGAACCTTATACGTATGAGAAAAAGACGACGCGCAAATCGACGACTAAGCATCCGTCGGATTGGCGCGCTGCGCTGGAATACCTGAAACGCCGCGATCCTGAGCACTGGTCAGATCGGGTGAAGGTTGAGGATTGGCACGATTTGGCAATTGGGTACATCCGCGCGGGCGAAGTCAGCTTTGACGCATTAAAAGAGGAATACGGACAAGACCTTGCTACCAAACTCTTTACGGCAGCAGGCGTACCTGCAACGACTTGAGCGCGCCAAACAAAAGACACGCATGACGGCAGTGAGCGGCGCGCCGGGCGCGCCGCGCTATGTGCCGCGCGGCAGCAACCTCGAAGCGTTCACCTCAACGGCGGCGGAAGTGTTGCTGTCAGGCGCGGCGGGAACTGGCAAGAGCCGTGCGTGGCTTGAAAAACTGCACTACTGCGCGCAGATGCATCCGGGTATGCGCGGCTTGATCGTCCGCAAAACCAAGAACAGTCTCGCGGAGTCCGGCTTATACACGTTCGAGGAGCATGTGCTCGGTCGCGGGCATATGGTATTGCAGACGGGCGGGCTGCGGCGCAATCGCCAAAAGTATGTCTATCCGAATGGCAGCGAGATCGTGGTCAGCGGCATGGACAACCCGATTGCGGTTCGATCCGCAGAGTACGACATCATTTTTGTACAGGAAGCAATCGAACTGAGTGAAGGCGAGTGGGAAGAACTAACCGGACGCCTTCGCAATGGAAAAATGCCGTATCAGCAGATTGGCGCGGATACGAACCCGTCGTTTCCGCAGCATTGGTTGAAACGACGGGCTGATCATGGGTTGGTGGAGATGATCTTTTGCCGCCACGAAGATAACCCGCGCCTGTTCGACCCCGAAACGAAGGAATGGACAGACGAGGGTAATTCGTATGTTGCGCGCCTGGATCGCCTGACGGGCGTGCGCAAGCTGCGGCTGCGCTATGGGCAGTGGGTGCAGGCGGAGGGGGCGGTGTATGACGAATTCGACGAGTCGATCCATGTGATCGCGCCGTTCGATATACCTGAGCAATGGCGGCGTTTCAGGGTGGTAGACTTCGGATATACCAATCCGTTTACCTGCCAATGGTGGGCGGCAGATGATGACGGACGGTTGTATCTGTACCGCGAAATCTACAGAAGCGGCGTGTTGGTTGAGGATCACGCACGAACGATCAACAACCTGTCCGCGGGCGAACGGATTGACATGACAATCGCAGATCATGACGCAGAGGATCGAGCGACACTGGAGCGGCATGGCATCAGTACGGTCGCCGCGCACAAAGATGTGACGCCTGGTATTCAGGCGGTACAGGCGCGATTGCGAAAAGCGGGAGACGGAAAGCCGCGTCTGTTTTTGATGCGCGACGCGCTGGTTGGACGCGATATCGAGTTGTATGAGGCGGGCAAGCCCGCCAGCACGCTGGATGAAATGCCAGGCTATATGTGGCAAAAGACGACGGACGGCAAGCCGAACAAAGAGCAGCCGCTCAAAATCGACGATCACGGGATGGACGCGCTGCGGTACATGGTCGCGCAGATGGACTTAATCAGCAGCGCATGGGGGTTCGACTTAGCATGAGCATGATTTTCGGCGGCGATACCAAAACGACTTATGCGATCAAAAGTGCTATGCAGCAGTATGTCGCCGCAAATCGCATCGATGCGACGAGCCATGAATTAACGCAACTGTATGCAACGTCAGTGACGTTGGGACAGGTGGCGGATTTTCGCGGCAATATGATCGCGCAAATTCCGATGCGCGTGAAGATCAACGGAAAGATCGTTGACGAGAAAAATCCAATCTATTCGATCTTCCGACGCGGCGCTGGTTACAGCGATCTCGCTAAGCGCACCGAGATCACGATGATATTCTGGGGTCGTAACCTGCTGTGGAAAGATCGCAACGCTTTTAACGTGCCGCGCAAGCTGACGTGGATCAATCCGAATATCTACATGCTTGATGTGTATTCGACGCACGGGCTGCGCGGCTTTCGACTGATGCAGGCGCGGGGATACAGCGATGAACGCTACATTGATCTTGAGGATGCGGTGTATGTGCATGGCATTGATTTCGATGACGACTTCGACGGCGTGGGCGAGGCGGAGCGCGCGTTTCTAGAGGCGTCGGTCGAACCGGAGCGGGCGCAAACGCTGATCAGCACGTTCAGGAACATGGGCATTCCTGCCGGGATTGTGCAGCCGACAGAGGGCGGCGGCGACATGAAGCCCGAGGAGCGAAGTGGACTGGCGGGTATGCTGCGGCGCGTGACTGAAGGCGCACAGAATGCGGGGCGCACGATTGTGTCGGCGCGACGCTATGAATGGCGACAAATGCAATCGGCGCTGAAAGACATGGATTTATCACCGATTGCAAGAGAGGCGCGCGAGTCGATTTGCTTTGCGCTGGGCGTGCCGATGAGCCTGATCCAATCGAACTCATCGAGCTATGCGGAACTGGAAGGATTGCGCCGCGTGTGGGCGCACGCATGGCTCGTGCCGCGCGCGGAATGGTACGCGCAAGAACTGACCGAGCAGTTGGGGCGCGACCCGTTCCTGATCCGTGCGGTAGGCGGGGATATCGTGATCGAACCTGATCTTGATGCGGTACCGTTTTTAAAAGAGGACGCTGCGAGCCGCGTGAACGTGGTGAATGCGAAGGTGATGGGCGGCTTGATGAGCCTGTACGATGCGCAGGTTGCGGCAGGCGAGAAGCCGCGCGACGAATTCCGCGATTTGTACAATGTGCCTGGCATCGGCGTGCTTCCGGCGGCGGAGGTGATGAATGTGTGGCGTGAAAAAATCCTCCCTACGCCGCCATCGTCATTTGGCGCACTGCTCGGATCAACATCCAGCGCGCCGCCGCAAGTGGATGATGCGCCGCGCGTGCTGCCTGATCAACCAAAAGATGTTGAGGCGGCACTGGGTGTGCCCGCGCCGCAAAAGGCGGTCAGTAAAGCCGCGTATGTGACAATTCCACTGGCGGATCACGATGATCTGCTGGTGGCGCAGTACAAGCTGCGCCGTGCGCTGGAAGGCGTTGACGGGGTGGAATGGCAATCCCCGGCAACATTTCATATCACGCTGGTGTACAGCGAGTATGTGCCGGACGTGATGCTGCAATCGGTGATCGCCGCGCTGCGGACACAGCCCGCCCTGCTGCAATGCGATATTGAAGGCGGGGCGCTGGGTGTGTTCGAAAGCGGCGACGAACGCGCGTTGTGCGTACAGGTGCATGTAGGCGACGAGGTGCGCGCGCTACAAGCGGCGGTGTATGCGGCGTTCGATGAGCGCCATGTGCCGTTATCGGCGTACAGCGAGGCGGCGGCATGGAAGCCGCATATCACGCTGGCATATTTTCCAAGAGAGATTGATGTGCCGGACGTGCGCGTTGGGCTGCACGCGCACGTGAGCAAAATCCAGATCAGCCGCGCGGATCATGAGCACGTTGCCACCATGACACTGGCGCGGCGGCTGGGCGATCTGGCGGTGAAGTCAAAAATCCCGGACGCGCAGCGCAAAGAACTTACCGACTGGCGGCGCATCGTTGCGCGCAAAAGCGCGGCATACGCATTCGAGACGGTTGAATTGCCCGGCATGGTTGCGGCGATGATCCGCATGGCGCTAGAGGATGGTGAGCCGCCTGGCGATGTGTTCGACGAGGCGGAGGCATGGCTTGCAGGTTTTGGCGTCAAGTCGTATGAGGATACGAGCGCCGCGTTCGTGCAAGAGATGATTCGGATCATCGGTGAAGGGCAGCGCAGCGAGGTGAGCCGCCAGAAATTTGGCGGACAGATGCGCAGTGCGCTGCGGCGGTATGGATTGATCGCGTTCTCGGACGGACGTGCGGCAGAGGGCGGGGATATTGAGTCGATCAGCATTGATGAGTTGAAGGTGTTTCGCGCGTGGCAGGCGGAAACGTCCGCGTTTATCACGGGCTTCGGCGCGGAAATCTTCACAGAGGGCGGGATCGACGAGGCAGAGATCGCCATTCGCGCGGATATGTGGGCGGACAAGTCGCTGCGGGATGTGCGGAATCGTGGTGCGGCGCTGGTCGCACCGAAGAAGCTGAAACGATGGAAACGAAACCCTGCGAAAGATTCATGCGACGATTGTTTGGCGCGCGATGGACAGGTGATGACGTTCGAGGAATGGGAACAGATCGGACTGCCGGGTGATCAACGGCTCGCGTGTCATGGTTTCTTTTGCGGCTGCACTTTGGAGGATGCGTAGAGATGACACGCGAACAGTGGAACATGATGTCGCCAACGCAGCAGTTCGATTACGTGCGGTTGCTCGAACTGATGGTTGACGAGCCTACCATCGATCAAACCGCAGAGATGGCGATGCTGGCTGAGCCGCCGTTCGACGAAGCGGATACGGCAAAATTCGAGGCACTGTGATCCAGTTTAGCACCGACAGCGGACTATCGCGGCAAACGTTTGCAGATTTGAAATATGCGGTGAAGTTTGCGCCGCGCACATTGCGAACCATCGTCAACAAATCAATCTTGCCGCGCTCGCGCGCGCGCTTGTTGAAAGTGTTAGCGACTGAAGCGGGACCGGTCAGTCGTCCGTTTGAGTTTGCGACAGCCAGGTCGAGGGCGTGGTATTTCGCCAACAAGAAAGCGCCATACCGCCGCACAGGACGGATGATTAAAAGTTGGAAAGTGATGATGCGGCAGTTTCAAGGTAATGCGTTCGGTATCGTGGCAGAGAACGATGCGCCAGGCGCGCAGTACGTTTTTGGACCTCGACAAGTGCCGGGTCATTTCTATACCGGATGGGCAGATGCCGACATTGCTGTGAACGATGAAGCGGCACGGCTTGATGATGAGGTGATCACGGCGGCGCTGACGGTCATTGATGCGGGAACTTTGAAGCGGCTTGGCTTGGGGACGGCGGCGGCGGTGTTGGGGCGGCGCGCGGGGTTGTGAGCCGCGACAATCGCTGGCGGGGTGAGGGCAGTTGACAAATCAAAAAACGGATGAATTATGAGTACGACCGCGCACGGAAACGTTCTGTTGGACGCAAAAACACAAGCCTTGTGGCAGGAAACTTACGACGCGGCTTTTGCCGACACGAACGACGAGCGGCTTGCTGAACTCGCGGCGTGGGGCGCTATTCGCCGCCGCTATGTAATGCGGCTGCTCGGTCGCAAAAGCGCGGCGGGCAATCCCATCGTCACAGGATGGGCGATGCTGTTCACGGATGCAGGCGCGCGGGATGTCGATAACCAGTATTTCGACGCCGCGACCGACACGCTGCTTGATTTTTACGGGGGCGCGCCGCTGTGGTACGAGCACGGTCAGGACGCCACGTATGGTATTGCGCCGATTGGACGACGAGTCAACGCAAGGGTGTATCGGCGCGGCGTCGTCCTCGAACACGAACTACTTCCGGATCATCCGCTTTTCGAGCGCACGATGCGCGAAATCGAGGCGGGTGATCTGACGTACAGCACGGACACGCTCTCGCACTATGCACGCGAAGGATACGACGATGAATCGGGGTATCTGCGTGTGTGGTTTGCGGCGGGGTGCTCTGTCACTCGAAACCCGGCTGAACCTGCGCTCGGCGCGGTGACAGGAGGGGAATTTATCACGGCGATGAAACGTGCGACGGCTGAGGCGCGGGAGGCGCAAGGCGGCACGATCAACGATGGATCGGCAAACAAGACTATGGAGACCTCTCGCATGAAAGAGAAATTGTTAAAGCAGTTGGCGTTATTCTTTGGCGTCGATGCGACGCTGACAGCCGTCAAGATGGCAACGGAAGATGTGATCGCCGCGATGACGGAGGAAGACACCGACGAAGAAGGCGCGGGCGAAGCCAAAGATGGAGTGCCGGATATGGCACAGCTTCGCGCGGCACTGCAACTGCCGGAAGACGCGGATGCAACGGCGATCCGCGAGGCATTGATGGCGTTGATCGCCACAATGGAAGCGCCTGTTGATGCTGCGCCCGTCGTTGAAGGCGGGATGTCGGCGGCGAAGATGGCGCGCTTGAACTATGGCGCGTTGGGTGCGGCGTGGTCGGATGCGACGAAATCTGCGCCCGCGTTGGGTGGCGCGCCGTCGCTGACCAAGAAGCACGATGCGCCGGGCAAGAGCCGCACGTATGGCGGTGGTGCGTTCGGCGGCACTGGCAAATCCAGCAAGCCGAGCCTGATCAAGATGATCAACGACATTACATCGGGTAAGGCGGCGTCGAGCCAGATCGGTTCAACGGGCGGATACATCCTCAACATGGACGTGTCAGATCAGATCATCCCCGAATTGTTGGAGAAAAACTGGCTGATGGAGGCAGGCGTGACGCAGTATCCGATGGACGGGACGGCGGCGCTGACCATCCCCAAGGATGAGGGCGGCGAAGAAGCGTACTGGGTGGGTGAAGCACAGGAAGTCGGCCAGACCGAACCGTCATTTGGCGCGATCACGCTGATGCCAAAGGCGGTTGCCGCGCGCATTCCGATCCCCAACCAACTCCTGAATAACAGCCGAATCAACTACGAAGCGCATGTACGCGAAAAAATCGTGTATCGCATCAATCGCGCGATTGAAAACGCGGCGCTGTTTGGCACGGGCGGCGTAGTGGCAGGCAGCACGGGCGCGCAGCCGCGCGGGTTGGTCAACACAACCGGAGTGACGATTACGTCGCTTGGAACGAACGGGGCGCAGCCCACGTTGGAAGATTTGACGGCGGCAGAGCTCCGTTTACAAGAGTCGAGCGTTGAAGCGTCCGAGAGTTGGCGATGGGTGCTTTCGCCGCGCACAAAAAAGACGTTCACCGATTTGACGGATCTGGACGGCAATCCGCTGCTGCGCCAAACATGGCGCGACGGCACACCTTCAACCCTGATCGGCTATCCGTATCAGGCGACAACGCTCGTGCCGAATAATTTAACGGTCGGCACGAGCGCCGATTGCTCCTACATCTTCCTGGGTGAGTGGAAACATTTTGCAATCGGCATCAGTAATCAGATCGAAATTGCGGTCAACCCTTATCGGCTGATGCATCAGTTGATGACCGAGATCATCGCGTACACCTACGTTGATGTCGCGGTTTTGCAACCGAGCGCATTCGAGGTGTTAACGGGCGTGCGCCCGTAAGTCTGTCGGGTTCTAGACTGACACAAACAAACGCGTTTTAGCAGGGGCGCATGACCGCGCTAAAGCACGGTGTCCCCTGCCGTTCATTTCGATAGAAAGGTGCAAGTATGTTCAGCATGTTAGCAGCACAATTGCGAGTGTCCGCTACAATCCGCGCGGCGGCATATACGACGGCGAACGCCGCGACGTTGGACGGGACTTCAGTAGATATTGGCGAGCTTGAGGGGTCGTTGATCCTTGTGGTAGATGCGGCGCTGGCGTCGACGGGTGAAAGCATGGCGTTCGCTGTGCAGCACAGCTATGACGGCACAACGTGGGCGGAGGTTCCGGCGGCAGCGCTGGTCAACGCCGAAACAGGCGTCGCCACAACGATCACGGTCAACACGGCGTCGGTCGCGGTGAATGATCGGGTGGCGCTTAAGCGCGACTTGCTGCGCCGCTTTGTGCGCGTGCAAGGGACAGCGACGGGCAACGGGACGCCCGCTTATGCTATCGCTGCTTACATCGCCGGATTGAGAAAGTACGCCTCTTAGGGAGGGTGTGATGCCTTTTAAGAATCCGGGTGTGTATGTCAAAGATCAAGATGGTTTCACGCCGCCTGATTTCGGCGGCGCGGTTGCGGTAAAATACATGGCGATTACGTTTGCGACCATGACCGCCGTTACGCTGTTCACGCTGCCGAAAGGCGCGGTGATCGTCGGGTGGTTGGTGAACATCACCACGGCGTTCAACGGTACGGGTGCTGACGTGCTTGACATCGGGCGCGCTGGAACTGCAAACGCGTACGCCAATGATTTGGATTTGACGAGCGCCGCGCAGCTTGTGACCGGGTTCGATCCTAGCGCGATGTTCATCGCGCTGACCGCCGATACCGCGATTCAGGCGACGTATGTCAATGTTGCGGCGGACGCGACAGCGGGCGCGGCAACCGTGTGCGTGAAGTATATATTGCGCTAAGGACAAGAGCCATGAGCGTTATGGGCACGATCCGGTATGCCACGCTCGCGCAGGCGCGCGCAGAAATTAAACAAGAGATCGGCAAAGACGTAGGCGGTGACAATGACGCCTACGTCTTCGAGTCGCTGCGGTTTGTGTCGTCGCGGATCGATCAAATAAAGGCGATGACGTTTGCGCCTCATATCGGGATTCAGTATCTCGATGGACGCGGGTGGCACATTGATGCGCTGTATCGCTCGATTGATCTGCCGGAACCGTTTTTGAAAGTGACGGGTGTGACGGTTGGCGGCGTCGTATGGGTGAGCGAAACGGACTTTGTGCCCAATCCCAAGAATCGGACGCCGATATATGGACTGCGGATACCGGGCTGGGCGGGAAAATCGTGGACAGCGGGCGACGACTGGATCGATTCGATTGCGATCACGGGGATACGCGGCTGGCATCGGGATTATGCGAATGCGTGGATTGCGTCGGGCGATAGTGTTCAAAACGCGGGCGGGATCAGCGCGAGCGCGACGAGCATCACCGTAGCGGATGCGGCGCGTTTTTCGCCGGGTCAACTGTGCAAAATTGGCACAGTTGACGATTGGCGAGAGTTGACGGCGATCAATACGACCACCGATGTACTGACGGTGCGCACGCACGCACGCGGGAGTACATCGGTGGTGCAGGCGCAAGGCGCGGCGATCAGCGTGTATCAAGCTGATCCGGTTATTCAGCGCGCCGCGCTGCGGTGGGCGGGGTATCTGTACAAGCGGCGCGGGGCGTTCAATACGGTACAGGTCGAACTGGACGCGGTTGCTGGTCGCACGCTGACGGATTTTCCGCCGGACGCGCCGCAAGAAGTGACGAACATCCTTGACGAGATCGCGGTGTGGCAGCCGATCGAGGGCGTGTGATGGGCTATCTTGAGGTAGCATCGGAGCGGATCGCGGCGTTGTGGATAGCATTTACCGCAACGCTTGATCTTGATCCACCGTTGGTGGCAGTGTCGCGGTATATCAGCGCGAATATCGAGCCGCCGTACCTGTGGATTTATCCAGGCGCGGTTGGCTTTGAAGTCATCAGTGTGCAGAGCAGTCAGCGCGTGCATTCGGTCATTGCGCGCGTCGTGCTGGCAAAGACGCAATCGGGGTATGATGGCGAATACGAGCAAAAGCTGTGGACGGTCGTCCCCGACGCGGCGGATTATTTCGAGGCACGCAAGCAGTTGATCAGCGCGGCGGGACAAGGCGCGCCGTCGTCGATTAATCCAAGCCGCACCAGTATTGAGTCAATCACGCCATTCGGCGCGTTTACGTCATCAGACATGATTGGCTTTGAAGTCGTACATAATTTGTATTTTGTGCGACGCACGCCGCTTATTGGACGCAGCTAGAACGAGGGAGGTTAGAGCATGCCAGCAGTAGCAACTAATGGTATGGTCGCAGGGATTTACAACGGGTGGCTGCACAAACGCGACAGCAACGGCTACCCGAAAGGCACGGCTGCCAATCCGGACGTCGTCGCTAACGGAACGGTATTTGCGCCGTATCGACTCAAATACCCGATTTCATTCACGCCACCCGCGCCGACGCGCCGACTGGCAACCCGCGTTGGCGGCATGGCTGTGCGCGGACAACTCGATCTGGGTGTGTCGTCACTTGGCACGATGCAAATGGAAATGGACAGTTTCGACGAGACCTTTCACGGGTTGATCAGTAATACGGCGGCAGATGTATCGACCGTGAGCGAGTGGGCGATGACCAGCCCAAACGTGAAAGAAGCAACGCTGTCTAAATTCATTTTGGGGTTGACGACCGGGTATCTAACGGAAGCGGGCAACGCCGAATTTCTCACGATCATTTTTCACAATGTGCAGATTCGCCCGATCATGATCGGCGGCTCACAAGGTGACGGCGTGAACCCCAGCCCGCTGCAATACGAGATTGTGCCGGACACGTCATCGCGGACAGGGATCGGACGCCTGTACAGCGGAACCGGGTTGAGCGTGGCAGAAAACAGCGACATCGCCATGATGATTCGCTACTCGAAAGAGATCGTAGTGACGACGTTTGTCAAAGATGGCACAGCATTAACGTTTACGCTGCCCTACCTGCCGACAACCGGAGATGCAACGGGCGCGGCGTCGAACAGCATCACCAACAACGGGGTGACGCAGGCGGTGACGAGCGTGAACACAGCAACCGGGCTTGTAACACTGACGGCGGCGGGCACGGCTGGACACATCGTTGTTGCGGCAACGCCAACCGAATGGGTGGCTCTCTGATGGCGCTGATTAACGATCCGCGTATCGGGACATGGGAAGCGCTGCCGGAACAGACGGTGAGCGGCGCGGCGCGGCAGGCGGGCGCGCCGCTTCAACATGTGTTTGGCGGCTATGTGATCGCGCTGGATGTGTTCATGACCGCTGCGGGGTGGATTGCGTGCTATGAATTAAGCGCGCTCATTTGGGCGGCTCATGACGATCTGCGCGCGGATACGAAGCGCGTCGGAAAGCCGTCCAGGAAAATCGTCGATACTGCGGATCAGGACGTGATCGCAGAGGAAAATAAAGATGACCTATCTCAAGTCGCTGGCGAATAAGTACGAGGCACTGGACGGACAGATCATCTTCTGGCTGCTGCCGTACCAATCGCTGCGGTATCAGGTGGCGCGGGACGCACTTGATCAGATCGTGCCCCAGTTCAAGTGGATCAACGCGAAAGAGAGCACCGAAACGTTCGGTGAACCTGCGGAGTGGAAAGCGGCGCAAATACGCGCGGCGCAAACCAGGCAAACCGCGATGACGGATTGGCAGCGCGTGGATTTGTGGGACACGTATCATCGCGTGTTCACTTATTTTGAAGGCTTGGTCATTGATATTGAGTTCGCGTTAGCAGATGACGCGATGGCAGAATATCGAGCCTTGCAAATGTACTGGCAGTTACGCGGCGCGGGTGTCAGCGGAAATTGGCTGAATTTCGTTAATCTGATGGGCAGCCGCGCGATCACGCTGTTTTATGACGCGTATGACGCGACGCGCGACAAATCGATGACGCTTGCACCAGAAGATAGCGCGCCGATCGATGGGGATACGGACCCGGAAGCGGGCGGCGGCGAGACCTCTACCTAACTGCGTATCACGCGCATCTCGCCGCCGTCGTTGACAGCGTGGAAAAAGCGGAGCAGCAAAAAGATCACCTGATGCTTTTCCCGCCGCCACCACATACTTATACGTATCATTTCGAATACCTGGCACTGGCGGATCAGATTGAAAAGGCGACCGGAAAGCCGATTTTGAATCCGCGCCTGATCAATGCGGAGTCGCTGGAAGTCTACGATCTGCAATTTCGCAGCGACCTTGAACAGTATCGTCGAGAAATTCAATATCGGCGCGACGTGAAGAGACGTCCGTCACACATGAGGTAGCGCGTCATCGTGGATCGCATTGCACGGACGATATTAGCAATTACTACAGACCAAAACAGCATCAACAATACGCTGCAGCAGATCGAGCGCGTTGAGCGTGGTTCGATTGCGCTCGACAGCTCGTTCGCCGATCTCGGAGATGCTATTGGCTTTGAGTCGATCTCACGACGTTTTGACAGTATTCACCGCGAGATCGAAGACCAGCAGTTCGATCTCGAAACGCTGCGGAGGGAGTGGGATGATGTCACCGAAGCCGCTGACCGCGCGGCACAAGCGCAGCAAAAAGCGGCGTTAGATACGAGCAACATCCTGCCGTTTGGTGATGAGACCGCCGCTCAACCGGCGCGGAGCAGTAGGGTTTCGTTGCCTGCCGCAACCCGCGGAAATATCGACGCGGGCAGCATCGGCGCGGTGACGGGG